CTTATTTAACTCATCTGATTTAAGCCTACTAGCTAAGGGCATTGAATTTAATCTATTCATAAGAGTATCCCTACTAGCAGATTTACCTCTCATTTGTTTTGCTAAATTTCTTGCAGCTGATTGTAAAAATCTATCTGTTGCTGCTTCATTCACTATAGTTAAATTATTTTCAGGTCTAATAAAAGTATATAAATCACTATCACTTAATCTAATTTTAACATTATTGGGATTTAAATAAGTATGTTTACCCCTTCTTGATTTTAAAAGTTTATACTCACCTGCAATTACTTGATCGCCTAATTCAATAGGTGATGACATTTTACTAGAAGTATATTTAAATGTTTTTGGAACTGTAAATGACTTTGGTGGAGTATCAGGGGTGGGGTTTAATGTTGAAGATGGTTTTATATCATAAGTTGAAGCAACTGTTCTTGCAAAATCAACAATATTTTTGTATTTTTTCTGAAGTAACTCTTTTATTTTTGGATCTGTTGGTTTAATTTCTTGGGAAAATGAAGATCCATTTAATATATCTAAAATATCATCAAAATAGAATGTTTCTTTAGCTTCATTAACTGATTCTTTAGTTAATTTTATTTTATCATAAGCTTCAGGGTAAGTAGATCTAATATGTGTCCAATAATCACTAAATAAATCCTCTACTTTATCTGATATTTCATCTAATACCGGGTCTTTTTCAGCTTCACCTGTTGCTTCTAATTTTTTTAGGAATTTTTTTAATTTATTAAAAGTTTTATAGACAGTATCAAAAGCAGCTACATCAGTTATAGACCAAGTTATTCCCCCAGTTTCAGGGTCAATGTCAGTTACAGTTGATTTAACTCCACCTCTAACATCAACATCACCTACTTCTACTTCTTTTAATTTATATTTATACATTTTCTAATTCTTCAATTAAACTATAATACTGGAGTAAATTAATTAAATCAGCATCCTTTACTTGGTGTGACTTTTTTACATTTAAAGGTAGAATTTTTACTACCTCGTTAATTTTAATTTTAGTAGCTTTGTCAGTAACAGACTCATTAAGGCCTAAGAGTTTTACTTTAATAAAAGCTACTTCGCTATTATAAAATTCTTTTAACCTTGGAGTATTATCAACAGACAAAATAAGTTCTTTTAAAACTAATTTTTGATTTTTATTTAAACCCTCATATTTGTCATTAAATTTTTCTAGAAGAACCTTATAGGTTAATATTCTTAAATCATTATCATAATCCTTAAATTCATCTATTAATGTAGGGGTTGATGATGTTTTAGAAGATTTATTTGAAATTGCCTCAATAAGGGTAATTTTATTACTAATCTCATGTTTAATATTATTTAAATTTGGATTAGATTTTATTTCAATCAAAGTGTATAGGGCTGCTTGAGACTTGTAATTTGGTAATTTATGTTTGAAGAATTTATCAATATCATATGAATTTTTAATTTCTTTTACTAAATTATATTTTTGTCTTTTTAAAGATGATCGATTTAAAGTCTTTGAAGACTCTAGTAAAGTCTCTATAATTGTATTAGCTTTAGCCTCTGTTAAATTAGTTGACTTAGCTAAAGTTTCATATAACTTATATTCTTTCCCTAATTCAGTTTTGACAAAATAATTTTTTAATATTTTTCTTGCTGGTGAGTCTTTTCCGTTTAAAGTGTCTGATGTGATTTGTCTTACTAAAAGTTCAAAAAGAATTCCTGAATTTTTATACTTTGAATGTTTTATGTTCATTCCTATTGGTTTAGTTTACTTATAAATATATAAAGATTTATTAACTTTGCAATTGGGACTCATCTAATAGTCCATTTTCATTATTTTTTCTTTCAAATACTAATTGCTTTTCAGTTTTTGGAGGTCTTGGTGCTTTTTTTAACATATTTTTAGTTTCTAATGCTAATGGAGAGCCACCTTTTGGGTTGGATTTTAAGCTATTAGTTTTAGTGTCATTGTAATCTTTCTTCATCCCATCTCTACCTAATCTATCTTTTCCAAAATTACTATTTTGTGTGTTTCTATTTGAGGATTTTTCTTTAGGTCTTCCTAAGGGTTTTTTCTCATCATAACCATCAGGTATATTTGCTGGGTTAGATTCCATTCTACCTACCCCATATAGGGAAGCTAAATCATGGGGTGTACCATAAGATTTACCTGTTTCTTTTGGGTCATTTCCTTCAGCTTCAATTTGAGATAATCTAAAGGCTCTCATAGTGTCTTGAATTATTAAGTCTCTATACTCATCATACTGATCTTCACTAAAGTGGAAGATATGATCATAAATAAAATCAGATGGAAATAATTTAGATTGCTGCATTTGGTCAGCTAAATCCATTTTTTCTTTCATTAAAGCTATTCTTTCTTGATCATATATAATTGATGGGGTAGTCATTGATAATTCAAAGTTAGTAAGATTTTCATCTTTATAACCTTGGGTATATAAATGAACTAATGCAATGTTTGTTAATTCTGAGACTATAATTCTTTGAATTCTTTCAATTGTTCTAGCAAATCTAATATCTTGAGCTGCTAATGTGGCTTTACCTTCTGTATTTTCATCATAACCCATAAATGCCTTAGGTACTTTAAGGGCTGCAAATAGTTTATCTCTTAAATACTCTACATCTTGAATACCATCATATTGTAGGCCTGGGGCTGATTCTATTTTAGTAGCTGTGTCGTTTCCTCTAACAGGTATGTAAAAATCTTCAAGCATATTTTGCATGTTATACTTTAAATTATACTCTCCTGTTTGTTGATCCATATATGGAGTTCGTTTCATTTTGGAAATAGTTTTTTGCATGAAGTTTTCAACTTCAGCAGGTGGTATATTTCCTACATTCATGTAAAAAATGCGCTTTTCAGGTGCTCTAACAATACGATGGATAAGCATGGCGTCTTCCATCATTGAGTATTGTTTAAACAGTTTACGCGCTGGTTCTATATATGATCTACCATAAGGTAAGAAATTAGTGTCAGTTAGTAATCTAAGATGAACCATTTCATAATTTTCAAACATAATAGTATTACTATTATTATTTCCTTGACCAGGAACATTATAATAACCATACCCACCCGAGGAAATACCATCAGGATCAAATCCATATTGTATGTCAGATGGATTATCTGGGTCTTGTCCTTCAAATCTTTCTATGTGATAAGCATTGTAAGGTATAACATTATATACACCAAATTTTTCTGCTATTTCTAATTTAAGGAAGAAATCTCCATACTTACACATATTTCTAATCCAAGGCCAAAGATTAAATTCTACATTTAAAACATCATAAAATAAATTGTATAAGATTTTCTGGATATTTTCATCTGAGCTTTTAATTTGTAATACTTCCCCCATATCATTTTTTAAAGTACTTTCATCAGCTATAATATCTAAAGCAGAAGCAATAATAGCATCTGTATCCATTGCATCATACTCTGAGTATAATTGGGGTCTTAAAGTTTGATAATTTATAGAGTTTTGAGTACCATACATAGAGGTTTGGTTAGTTGTATAAATCCTATTAAATCTATCAACTAATGAATTTGTTTCATACTCACCTGATTGTTGGATTTTATTAATATCCATCACCCGCAATTGGTTACCGCCTTGATTGCGAATCATTACATCAGTTGAAAATAATCTTTTTAATCTTGAAAATAATCTTTTATCTGCCATTTGTTATATCCTTATATTTAATAAATATCAAAGAAGCCACCTAATGTCCTCTTCACCTCCGGAGTATGGATTATCTATCTTCCATGGGTTTGTATTTTGTCCATTTTGTGTGTAAACTCCTGTGTAGTTAGTTTTAGTAGTTGATATACTATTTAACATGCTTTTAGTTAAATCTACACCATGTTGTTTAAATCTAAAAGCTGTGTCTCTCATATACATTGCTGTGGCGAATGACATAACTAAATCATCATTATAACCCCTTTGTGCTTCAGGTTTACCATTTCTCCATATAAAGGTTTTCATTTCAGATAATAATCTTTTAGAGTAAAAGGTAACACCTTTGTCTCCAATGTATTCTTGAAATTTACTTATTACCATTGGTCTAGTTCTTGAAGACATTGTAAATCCTGCTGTCATTTTTGAAGTATCCATATATTGGTCAAAATACGAATCAGCTCTTACTTCTCCACTCTTAGGTGAATAATAGAGATTTGGATATCCTCTATCTATTATAGTTTGAAGAGTAGCCCAACCAATACTAGCGTTTTCAACTACCAATAGAGCATTATTATATTCTGTTGCTATACCTACTAATAAATGTCCATATTCTTTAGTGCCTAATTTTCCTTTATATTCACCAACTTGGACATTATTTTCAATGTCAATTATATGAAAGGCAGAGTAATCTTTTCCATCCCCCCTAGCCACATCAGCTACTACCATATATGATCTTGAGTAGTCACAAGGCTCCCAAATCCATAAATTACCATCAACTCCTCTTCTTTCTAGTGGATCTTTGATGTAAGTTTTTTCATAAAACTCTAAATATTCTGAGTAGAATACTATGTCTCCGGATGTTGAAAAATCACAATCACATTCTTGGGCAGCCATTCTAGGATCACCTAGCAATTCATCTTGTCGATCTCTCCATTCTTGATCTCTTTCTGGATGTACGAACCATGGAAGTTTAATAGGTAAAAATAGATTATCTTTAGAATTCTCTTCTGCTTTTTCCCATGTTTTATGAAACCAATTTCCAGTACCATAAGGAGTACTTAAGGCTATACAACCACCACCTGTGGCTAGAGTTTGTTGAGCTGAAGCCCATATTTCACCTATATTATCAATGAAGGCAGCTTCATCAATTATTAGTAATGAAACTGCTTCTGATCTACCCGCATCTGATGCCGCGGAAGTTGCTTTAATTTGAGAGCCATTATTTAATCTTAAATTTAATTTATTGTTTTCATCAGCATTTATTTTAAGCCATGATGGTAAATTTTCATACATAAATTTTACCTTTGTAACCATATTTTTAGCTGTTTCTTGTTTAGTAGCTATACAAAGTATATTTTTATCAGCATGAAAGAGCATTAACCATAAGGAGTAACCAGCACATAAAGTTGAAATTCCTAATTGTCTTGACTTTAAAACTATAGAGTAAGGGTTATCTTGATAGAGTTTTAGTACTTTTTCTTGGAATGGATATAAAGCAAATTGTATTCTACCTCTTTGTGGATGTTGTATAAAACAGTATTTTTTCATAAAATGTATAGGATCAGAGGCACATTTTATGTATTCTTGTCTTATTATTTTCTTTATGTCACTCATTAGTTTGTGGCTATTAGTGTTATTATAGGTAATAAAATAGATCCTATAAAACCAACTACTTTTAAGAATTTTTGTTTTTTTATTTCTTTCTTCTTAATCTCTATAATTTCAATTTGGATTTCTATTTCTTTATCTTTATTAGAAATTATTGAATCTAAATTAGTTATTATAAAATGTTGGTTGAGGTTTTGTTGTTGGAGTTTTTTAATAGTTTCTTTTTGTATTATTATTAAATTCTCTTGTAAAGAGTCGTTTGCTTTATAAGACAAAAGAAGACTATCTACAATTTCATACTCAAGAAGATCACCTAGAATTGTCCTAGCATCTTCTAGATTCATAACTACTAGAGTATCACCATTAGCATTAATTATTTCTTTAACTTCTCCTTTTGATATAACTTGAGAGTGCAGTGGTGATATCATCACTATTAAAAGAATTAATGATATCAGGTATTTCATTTCTTTTTTTATTTAAATAATCTATCTCTTTTTTTGATTCCTCTATAACTTTAGTTGTACTGTCTATTAGAGAAAGATTATAATTAATTTCTTTTTGTAAACCCTGGTTTAATGATAATACACTATCATTTTGAATAATGAGGAGGTTGTTGTTTTGCTTTAGGATATTTAATTCGTTTTCATACTCATTAGATTCATTAGTTGGCCCAAACATAATAATAGCTATTAAGGCTACAACTAATGATAGGGTTATTACAATATGTAGATTAGAGTTGTTTATCAAGTTTCTTTATTTTTGTTTCAATTTTCTTTTTAACTGATGTTAGAGTTTTCAAATCGGTTTTAATATTGTCTTTTTCTTTACCTTCAGCTTTTTTATAATCCTTAGCTCTATCTTTCATTATGTCCTTAACTTTTCGAATTGATTTTTGATATTTAGCTATTTTCTCTATTATATCATTTTTTTCATTAGCTTCCTTACTTTTAGCTTCTTTTTCAGCTTTCTTCTCCATTTCATCATCTGTCATTTCTTCTTCTGAAAGGATTCTAATAATTTCTTCTTTAATTTGGTTTTTAATTTTTACTTCATTTAATTCAGAAGAATTCATCATAAACCAAACATCTCTAGGAGGCTCCATTTTTGAAAGTTCACCATAAGCTACTTTAATTTCTTTATCCTCTCCATCTATGGTAGCCATATAAACATCATCATAGTTTCCATGTTTCCCCTTATTAGATAGTTTTTTACCTAATGTAGCTTTAAAAGGTTTTTTATCATTCCATTCTCTATAAACTTTGATTTTAGATCCAGATCGTTTTTTCATGGGTAAAGTATTTTATTATAAATATTGTAGGGATATTTGTTCTTGCACTAACTTTATACGCTCCTCAGTTGAACCTTCTATTGGAATTAATCTTTTTATTTTATGACAGTATTTATTTAGAATGTTATTAATTGTTTTATCAATTCTATTTCTATAAACTTTGTCAGTTTCTCTTACACCATTGTCTTCAATTTCAACCCCTTTAGGAGAAACATAAAATATTATGTCATACTCTCCTATCATTTCAGAAGCATACTCTTCAAATTTATCAGCTGAAATATAGGATATGGATTTAGCTAAGTGAGTAAATGCTATAACATCAATAATTGTTCTGTCTGTTATAATGTTTTCATTTATTAATTCAGCAGCTCTTTCAGCTAAGAATACGGTTTGACCTTTTAATGTAGAGTCAGTATTTAAGGGTATTCCTAAGTCTCTTAAATACTTTGATCTTTCTGTTTGAAATTTATAGTCTTTAAATTCAGGAAGAGACTTTAAAGCATTAACAAGTGTTGTTTTACCAACACTCATTGTTCCACAAAAACCTATTTTCATATTTTAAAATCTTGTTAAGTTAGCACCTGATCCCTTATACCAAGGTAATCCTTTTTGTTCTCTTTTAAATTCTAAAAACTCATCATGTGTTTTTTTAATTCCATAAAGATAATACTCCTTACTTCCTTTTTCAATAGGCTCAATTGCTGGTCCTTCTGGGTTGTGATGAATCCAATTTGATGCTGAAGTTTCTCTGATTAAATGGTGAACTGCTCCATTTACTTTCATTTTTTTGTACTCGTAAATTTTTTCCTTACTCATAATCTATGTTTTAATTAAAGATAAGTAAAAATCAGTGGGAAGCCAAACATTATTGGATGTTATTTACATAAAGTATAAAATCTTCCATTATTTCTTTTTTATCACCTTTTAATTTTTTTCTATAATTTTCTAAGATAATCATGGGGTTTAATGACTCAACTATTAAAGGTTTAACTCCTGCTAAAGTTTCTTCACATAATTTAGTATATGATTCTGTGTAAACATCACTGTCACCATAGTCTTCAATGTCGTTTAGATATTGAGTTATTCTTTCATTTATATTATTTGCAAATTTCATAAATTATTTTTTTCAATTTAATGTACATTTCTTTCACACCCTTTATTTGGGTATTAAGCCAACTTAATCTTTCACCCATTCTCTTTCCCTCCATTGGTTTTTTAATATTACCTTCGGGAATGTGGTCTTGGAGGGGTTTAATATATTCACTTCCTGCTAGAAATATAAAGGTATCTTTTTGTGGGTCAATTCCTTTTTCTTTCATTTGAGAAATAACTGTCTCACCCCATTTAGTTTTTTCATCCTTCTTCATATTTTTAAGAGTCAAATCATAAGGTTCTAATTGCTTATCCATTGGGGTAAGATGGTGTTTAGCAGATAGAATAAAAGTTTTATCAGGTTTAAGAGACTCACCATATGCCTTTGTTTTTTGAAACATAGGAGAGGGAGAGTATAATTCCTGGGCGGGTGCAGGTTTGTCTAATTTTGCTTTAGTGCAACTTAATAATACTATTCTTGCCATTTTATTTTATATTAGTAATTTTTTAAGATCTTCTAAATCTACTGTAATCATAACATAGTCAGCTATTGCTTCTACTTTAGTGGGTATTTTTTCAGATATTTGTACAAAGGCATGTTGTGGTCCTAAAACATCTTTCCAATTATATTCATCAAATTCTATTCCTTCATCCTTCCAGTTAGGGTAAAATAATGAAAAATCTACTGTACCATCATCATTTAAATTCCCATTATATTCACCCGAATCTGCTGTTAATTCAATATAATCATCATCTATTTCAAGATTCATATTTTCTTTTAATAGCTTATTTTCAGCTAAATATTTTTTTAAGTTAAAATTTTCCATTTTGTTTTATCATAAATATTATAGGATTGATTCAGCTACATAAGTTCCTTGAGCACCACTAACTGTTATTCCTCTTGCAGATAAAGCATCACCTACAAAGTAAACATTGTCATATTTAGTTAAAGATAAATCTTCATAATTAACTAAGGGCTCAGGTGATAGATATTTAACTTCAGGCATATAAATTCCCCAATCTTTACCTAATGTTGGGAATACCTTTTCCATATCCTCAATAAAGTCTTCAATGTATA